ATACTAGAACCAGATAGTAAGGCTTGTCCTCCAGATTTGATGTTAGTTGTTCCTGTAGATTGAATATAGACAGAACCTTGTGAAACAATATTTGAATCTGATTTTGAAGAAATATAAGTTTCACCATCGGCCGCCAAAATAACATCAGATGTTGAATGTTGAGAAATCTTCTGAGCATTAAGAACAAACTCTTGGCCCACCGTGGCTGATGTTAGTTCATCACTATCAAAATAGTTTGATTTGCTTTTGATATTTGTTTTTTCTGTTGATGTTATCGTTGTATTCTTAGCAGACTTGGTTGTAATATCGCCGCTAGTTGATTCCATATTGATCGATCTGGCCTTTAGTCTGAAATCTCCCTTTGTAGACACATTGATGCCCTTGTCGGCAGTAATGGTAAGAAATCCTCCTACTCTTAGCTGACAATCACCAGTAACATGAACCAAGGCTCGACCTTCAATCGTAACAAAATCTTCGCCCGCGACAATGGTGTAGTTGTCCTTGACTACCTTTGTTACAAGGTTTCCGTCTGGTTTATATTCTTGATATGTTCCGGCTTTGTGTTCTGTTAGTATTCTTTCGTGTCCAGGAGTATCATCAACTTCCTGTATATGTCCAGATTCTGACTTGTATACTTTATTATATGGATATTGTGCGTTGAACTCGTCCACCGGCTCGTTAGCAACATTTGTGGAGTTGTTTTGATTTCTGTCATCTGGAGAAACCGAACCACCAGATAGAGATTTATTATTGGTTGGATTTGTTCTGGTTGCATCTAGAGAAGGAACCGCAGCAGCCGAAGGATTTGCGATCAAATCTGCCCTATCAAAAGATGAAGATGTTGCGTCCATGTCAGGAAGATTATCTGTGGACGATAGATCAATACCAGACTGTGCATCGGCTGAGACAGACGGTATGTTTAGACCAGAAATAAAATCAGAAAAAGAAAAGTTGGTCGGCAAAGTCGAGCCAAACAGACTCAGAAGGTCCAGAGCATGAACGTCGGTATTTGTAACAACGGTTGCTATTGCTCCGGATTGTGTGCCGATAATCTGGTCACCAGAAGAAAAACTTCCAACAATAGGTTGATCGACAGAGATTGTTCCTGCTGTTTGGTTGATCGTTCTGATCGTTGATATCGTTGGAATACTGAGAGCAATAGTAGAAATCTGTTCTCCTACGACAAACTGACCAGAAACCACAGTCACAGATAGAGATTGCAAAGTTGTCATGATTTATCCCGCTTTCTTGGGTTGTGCTGTTGATCTCACCGGAGCACCGGACTTGTTTAGTGCTGCCAACACGGCCGTGGCATTTTTTACTCTGGCTCTCTCAGAACTGGCCGCGGCTTCCGCAGAAGGTCTTTCGTAATAGCCTGTGATGTATTTACATGCTCCTTCAATCGTATCAACATTATGAGGACCCTTGGGGTTTGATGGTGCTGTGTGTGTTCCTCCTTGAATGAGTGCTTGCATCATCTTCTTGAAGTCCGTTTGAAGTTCGTAAATGAAGAATCCGACATTAGCGTCATAATCCGTCACTTTCTTTCCATTTCTGGCTGCCCAGTTACAGAAGTTTGTATATCTGCCGGCGTTTGGTTTTGTGTTTGTCCACTGAGCAATGCCCCAGCCATTTGGAGAACCATGTGCTGACTGTGGAGGTGGCACAATCTTTTCTTCTTTTGTCATGCCTCTAAATCCCTCTCGTCGAACTTCGAGTCCGCCACCAGATTCAAAGATGAGATTGCCTAGTAGTGCAGACGCATGAAAGTCTTTGAGTCCCTTGAACGTAGGATTTGCAAGAATGAGTGCAGCAATCTCTGCTCCTTTTTGGAACACAGGTTTGTTTGGATCAAGATTTCCTAGGTTCTGAGACGCCAAGGGTCCGCTGCCTTGTGGTCCATATGCCGAACTTCCGTCTCCACCGGCAGCAGGTGTGGCTTGTGGAGAACCATATGCAAACTGGCCAGTTCCTCCAGCAATGACACCAAAAAAGAATGGTTGCTGTCTATCGATGCCATCGGCAAAGAATCCTAGAACGTGCGTTCCGACAACAGGTCCAACCGCAGAATGTCCAGAACCTCCGCTGGCAGGATTACCCACGATTGGCATAACTGGATATGCCCACGGTAGTTGGTCGGTGGTTACGAGAGTCTTATCTTCTGGATGAACTCCAAAAATGCGAATCTTACACCTTCCTACACAAAGAGGATCATTTCTGTCTTCGACAACTCCGAAAAAAGGAATGAATCTGTCAAAACCAAAAATGTGTGGATTGTTTGGAGTATTTTCTTCAGTGATCATGTTCTATCTTCTCAAAACAAAAGGGAACCAATAAACGGCAATACAGTTTTTGCATCTTCTGGAACATTAGGAAACAGATTTTGCATAGGATCTTGATTGGAATCCGCAATGGTCTTGTTGTTGTCTGTTCCTGTGACTTTAGTTTGTTTGGCTTCATCAGTAGATTCGACCTTAGCACTAAATGCATTCTTATATACATCCCATTTACATTGATATGTTGTCTGTGTTAGTATGTGATTGATCGTGCAGATGAGATAAAATCCGCTGGTAAATCTATTCAGCATAGAAGGATCATTGGGGTTGCCTTCGGGAACCTGAATAAAAATAACATCACCAGCATTTATGTTTGGATTTCCATACACATCCAAGGTCATCATATTCTGTGCTAAACGGGTGAAGTATGAGGCTCTAGAAGGATATATGATATCAAGAAATGTGTCTTGATTTGTTGCCGAAGTATCTTTAGGAATAAAAAAGAAACGACTATATTTGATGTCTTTGTCGTCTGTCGAGGTCACAGATTTCATAAATGTGATGCTGTTCTCGGGATAAGAAGTTCCGTCTTGTCCACCTAGAACCAAAGACTTGCTGTTGGTTTTGTCATCATTATCCAAAAATCTGTAGCGCGTAGGAATAGTTTTATGATCAACATAATCATAAACCAGAACATCAGATTCAAACATACCGTTTTTCAGTTTCTCGATAGTATCAAAGAAGCTTTTGTGTGTCATTCTTAGAATGGTTTGCTTTTCTCTAGGTTGAGCCTTGTCTTTATCGACTGTAGGATTTTCAAACACATATCTGAAATCGCTTTCTGGATTCAATGCGCCTCCAGCTTTTGCCTTTTGTATGCCTTGCTTGATCAAATATTCAATACAACAAAAGTTGAACCCTTTGAAGTTTTCAAAGAATAGATATGTGCCTGAGTTGAACTCTGTTGTGTCTGATATTGATCTACGAGCAATCAGTTGTGCGGCTTGCAAAGGAGGCAATCTAGGAATACAAATGTTTTGTAGCCCTCTTGTTGGCTCAAGTTTATCAAGCGGCTTTATTCTTTTTCCTTTGAACGGAGTATCTTTTTTATCAATCTGAAGATAGTCCTGTAAAAGATTTTTTATGTTGTCGCTGTGTTGACCACTGTAGGCTTTCATCACAACATAAGTCGCGTCGATGATGTGTTCTTCACTACAGAAATGCAGGATATACTCTTTCTTGGTGTTATTATTTGCATATTGAATGTTGCTGATTTTATACACAGCAAATCTAAGACCCGGAGACCTTACGGCACTAGGCAACCAATCCACTTCATAGTCAATCTCAAGAAACTCTTCTCCTATAATAGGAAAGTTGTCTGGCAATCCTCCGAGAAGGTCTGTAGCATCTCTGATAGCCACGCTACCATAAAGAGTGTTTTTGAAAATATCTTCTGTTATAGAAATCTGTCTAATCATGCTTGTTATGGTTGCCGATCTACTTCCGTCAGCATTTTTCAAAACAACTTTTAGATCAGACAATCTACCAGGAATAAACTTATCAGCCATTCAAAAGACCATTCATTTCTGCTGTTACATGGGATTTTAGTTTGTTATCAATCAAAAGAATATTTCGTTTTTCTTCATTTAGTTCGTTCTCATAGTCATATGCATATACAGGATAGTATTGTGTGCTATCAGGAACAAATGCAATCGATTCTGGTGTGATTCTAATATCAGTATTATTAGCCACAACATCATATCCACTGTTTGTATCTGAAGAAAAGTCTGATCCGTCAATCAATAGATAGTTGATGTCGGGGTTCTTTCTATAGAATAAAATGGTTGACTGTGCGACAGGAAGCGATCCATATTTCTTGATTACATAATCTTGCAACTGCAAGTATGTTTTTGGCCATTGGGTGTGTGGATCGATAATGTCATTGGCGAGATACACCAACCAATCATAGTCAGGTCTGCCATAATACCAAGATGCAATAGCATCTGCTGTTTCACCCTCTTCAATCGTATAGGGATAAAACACAGATGCTTGTTGCTTGAGAGACTGTATAAATGCGGTTCGCAGAGTTATGTTTGTTGCAAGAACATTGGCATAGTTTATGTAAGGAAAGTTGGAAAAATAACTTGCTGACACGATTAGCCTCCAATATCCTGAGATGCAATAATACCGCGCTCTTGGAATGTTATTTGAAGATTCACTTCAACGGGACTGTTGGACTTTTTGAAGAATGCTGGTCTGCCTGATTGTCCATTATAACTGACTTTGATGTCTTCAATGAATGCACCCTTTTCGCTGAAGGTAATCATACCATTGCCTTTTGGTCCCACCAGATACAGAAACGCAACATCAGGATAATCAAGAACGAAGTTTCCGTTCAAAACTCTGGCAGGTAATGCCGATCTCTTTAGTTCGGTTATCATATTGTCTATTTGTGTTGACTCTTGTTCATCATATGCAATCATTCTCCAAGAAAATGTATGCTTTCTTAGTTGAACGCCCTTGAAGAGAAGGGCCAGGTTAGGATTGCTTATCGTTCCTGCTGCAAGTTGACCGGCCGCAACACCTTTATCTCCGCCTACTCCAGGAAGAACATCACCTAGCGCGCCAGCGGCTGCTTCTCCGATGCCTTGGGCAAGGCCTGCTATACCTCCTCCTATAGCGGAAAGTGTTCCTTGGATGGGATTGTCTACAATCTGGGATATTGATGCGCCGATACCTCCGACCATACCCATCTCTTTTGATGCATAGTCCATGTGAAAGGCATCGTCAAGTCCAGAAACAGGAATAGGCAGATGGAAATATTTGCCGGCAGTGAATGCCTGACCTGTAACAGTTTGTGCGCCTTTCGCTATAGTTCCACCCAAGCCAGCCGCAATCTGATATGGTCTCATGTTTATGCTAAAGAACACCGGCTGTTGATCCAGATCGGCAGGGTAAGTGAAGTTACTTCTATCTCCCCTGTTGATTCGCGCCTTCATCTCCAAAGGATCACTTGTATTGGTTGTTGTTGCTGGCATCTTATGTCCTGATCTAAATAGATGGTTCTGTGTATTTATTGGAGTTTTCGGATGTTCAAAACAATAACTAGAAGAAATACAAATATTCAATGAAAAAAATGCCAGCACCAAAAAGCGGTAAGTATTATCAGGGATTTTTTAAGCCGAAAAATCCCGAAAAATACATGGGCGACCCAAATAAAATAAGATACATGTCCTCCTGGGAACTTGCATTTCTAACTAGAATGGACAATGATCCGAATGTTGTTCGTTATGCGTCTGAGGAGTTCTCGGTCCCCTATTTTAGTCCTTTGGACAACAGAACACATAGATATTTCCCTGATGTATATTTGGAAAATGCAAATGGCGAAAAGTTTGTTGTTGAGATCAAACCAGAAGCACAAACAAAAGCACCTGCTCCTAAGAATAGAAAAACAAAAAGGTATCTGACAGAGGTCAGCACCTATATCATAAATACCC